TCCATTCAGCGGGCGTTTGATTGGCCTGCTGGAACGCACCCATGAGCGTTTGCGCGAGCATCTGCTTGCGCTGCAGATCCAAGTACGCGGGATACTGACTTGGATCGAGATACGGCGGTTGGACGCCCGTGTCAGGCATTGACGCCCCCCGGCATCTGTTGTGCCTGGAGGGCCTGCGGAAGCGCGTTCACGCCGCCGATCATGTTCGGCTGCAGCGGCTGCTGGGGAGCCTGAAGCTGCTGCGGATTGCGCCGGAGCGCGGCCATCAGCATTAGCTTCTGCGCAATATCTGCAGCGCCCTGCCCTTGCGGAGCGATCTGCGGGCCAGGTTGCTGGCCACCACCGACGTAGCCGCCCTGTGAACCGCCCAAACGGCTGGCGAGCATTTGCGCCATCATTCCCGGGTCTGCGCTCATTTGATCGCTCCGTAATTGACCATCTTGGGGCCACCGCGACCGCCGAGACTGAACACGGCTTCCGGTTTCTGCTTCTCCACGTCCTGGGCCATCACACCCATTTGAACGCGCGGGTCGCCCTTGAACCGGTAGGTGTAGACCGGAAGCCCTTCATCGGTCTTACCGACCCGCTTAATGTCTTCTTTCAGGCGTTTGTCGCTGAAGAACATTGCGGCTGCGAGAGCAAGCGACCCCAACGTGCTTGTTGTGTTGTTGTCCGAAGCGACGTTCGCGTTGTAACCCGCGAGTCGCCCCTGGTACTGCTGGCTGAAGGCGCCAGAGATATCGGGTGTCAGCGCCGAGGCGGTCGCTGGAGAATTGCCCTGGAGCGCCTCAAACTCACTGATAGGTGCATTGCGCACGGCCAACTGATCTTGAAGCGACTGACTCCCGAGACCGAAGAGGCGCGACTGTTCCTGACCGCCGCCCGCAATGGCCGAATCGATCGCCTGCTGATTGGCGAATGTCTGCTCGCGGCCGAGTTGGTCCTGCGCCTGTTTGTAGGCCGCCGACCCCGGCATGATTCCTTGATTTGCAAGGCGAGAATCCAGTTCAGATTGCTGTAGTTGCTGCTGCGGCTGGAGATACGCCTCTTGCTGGTTGAACAGCGCGTTGCGAGTCGTAGCGAGATCTTGGAGCGTTGATGGACCACCAGGCATCCCGGCGATTCCCGACGTATCGATCGGCTGCTGCAGAACGCTCTGAAATTGCGGCGCGAGCTGTGTCACCTGCGTGTTAGGTGGCGTACCTGATCCTGCGCCACCAAAACCGAATGGCGCCCCACCCGATTGATTCTGAACTCCGTTCAGATAGAGCGTGCCCAGTCCAAGCGGAGCGCCCGCAGGAAATGGAATGCTTGCAGGAAGACTTGGCGCTTGCGACGGCGGCGATAACGCCGGACTCCCTGTAGTAGTCCAGGACGTGCTGCCTAGCGGGTTTACCGAATTCGTGCGATTCAGGTTCGCATTGAACTGCGCCGTCCCTGTCCCGAGCTGGTATTGAGCTGCGGCCTGCTGCCAGGGATCCACGGGTTGCGGGGGCGAGCCGGCGTCCTTCGCGAGCGCAACCGGGCCATCGTACTCATAGGACTCCTCCTCGAGCACTTCGAGCGTTTCCCAATCGATAACCCCGCGCGTAATGATCTTCACGGCGGTCTCTTCAGGAACCGACAATCGGACTTGAGCAGTCCCATGACAATGACATCCCCGCCGTTCTGCGCAGCCTGTCGAAGGCGTCCCTCGACCCTAAATCCAAGGTGCTCGCAGAGGCAAATTGACTTCGTATTCCACTCCTCCACCATGGCCGTAATCCGTCTAACTTTGAGTTGCTCGAATGGATACCAGAGCACGCAGTAGAGAAACCGCCGCGTAAAGGGCACCGCCAGTACGATCGAAGCGACAACATTAGTCGGCGAGGCGTTCGTGTAGACGACCGCTCCCTTGAGCTCGCCGTGGCGCTCATAGCCAATGGCTTGGTAGGCACCGCTCCATCCGATGAAGTTCGGCATGCGTTCCTGGGCCCACCGGGCAACGCGTTCTGGCTCATTGAAGATGAGTCGGCCGTCATAGGGCTCCCGCTTCCTCAAAGAGGTAATCGATGGACTGCCATCGGAGGGCGACGTTCGAGATTTGGAATTGGAGACGGCCGCTTGCGGCATAGCCGATACCTGCAACGCCGATCCAATCGGCGAGTTGTAAGATGGGGAACGTGCCGCCCCATGGAGTGATGTTCCACGGGGACGTATTCCAGGGCGCGGTGAGTCCGCTCGTAAATAGTGGTCCTGGGTTCGATACGTCCTGAAAATCGAGGTTGAGCGTAATGGAAGGGCGGATCTTGGCGCTTGCCTGGAAAACAGGCCGCACCATATGGAATTGCTTCTGCTTATGGATATCGAAGTACGAGAACGCTGGCTTGCAATCAACGGTGATGGCAGCCCCTGCATCCGAGTATCCGACATCCGCGAGAGATACCTTCCCTACGCCACCAAAGTACAGCGAATCCTGCTGCACCTCCCAGCACATGGCATTCCAATTGAGGAACCGGCACCACGCATTGCTGACGCTGATGGTATTCATCACCCATTGATGCGAAGTCGAATCCTCGATATCCGGGGCATTCACAATCAGCTTGTTGCCAATCGGGTGCTCGATGACCTGCCAGCCAAAATTGCTCGCGAGGTTCTGCACGTCCTGATTGATGGAATTGCGAATTTTGTCGGTCAGTGTAATGTCCGGTTGTGTGCGATCCGTAAGGAGAGCTTCCGACAGGCGCACCAGTCCGTCAGCACAGAGCAATAGGATGTCAGAGCCGTACTTAGTGTAGCAGCGGCGTCCGATGGGGCGCCCGACGCGGAAGATGCCGACGAGCGACCATGTATTGACCGAACTAGGATCGTATCCCTGATACAGCGCGACTTCGCCTTCGCTCGTGATAAAGGCGGCGTAATCGTTGATTCCCGAAACGTTGTCGATGGTCCATGTAGCCATCTGCATGAGATAGCCACCGAGTTTGAACAATGAACCCAGCGGCAGCATTGTGAGTGCGCCCTGGTACGCCTGTACACCGCTATACCAGACGTTCATGGTGTTTGCTTCGATGTACCACGTGCGCTGCTTGAACACGGTGACCGTAATCAAATTGCTCGGATTGAGCGCACTCCCATCGGCATGGGTACCGGAGATTGTGGTGACAGACCAACCCGTGACTGTCTGAACCGTGACCGAGAATCCCGAGCCCGCGCCGCCAAGATTGGCATTGCTGGCCGAGAGCACATCCCCCACGACATATCCAGCACCTGTCATCGTGATCGTGACCGACGTGACAGCATTTCCTGCCACAACGATCGTGGCTTGCGCGCCGCTACCAGTCCCGCCGGTCAGCGGAACGTTGGTGTAGGTCGCGTTGACGTATCCTGCACCGCCCACGAGTGTCGTAGTCGATGCGATCCCGCCCTGAGCCGCTCCGTCATATCGGCGAGGAGGATTTGCGCCGTTCACGCACAAGAGAACGTTTCCCCCGCCCGCATTGAACATGGAATGCTGCCAGCGGCTATTAGACATTCCCGAAATGATGGCCGCGCCAACCGCCCCCTGTGCAGTGATATCGAACAGACTACCGTTGCACCATGCGAAAAGCTTGCGAGCCGATACGCCGTTGTAGGCCATGACCGTCTCTACGGCGGCATTCGGCAGTCCCGTTGCCCAATCCTGTCGTCCTTTTCTGGGTTCAACATAGGACGGCTGTGGGAACCAATTGTCCATGACCACCGCATCAGTCGGCGCCATGTTGGCAAGCGCATCCCGCGCGTTTAGTCCGCCGGTCGGAACGGGACGCGTGACAACAATAGGCTCCTGTTGTCTATTGGGTCTTGGGCGGCCAGTGGAAACCCAGAGCATTATCCACCCGGATTACCGCTGATGGGCCATGCACCCGCGGGTACCACGACTCCCGGATAGATGTCAGTCTGAGCGCCCGCCAGGTTCAGTCGGCCCTTGCTGCCATCGCGGCTGATTGCATCCTGCACGGCCTTCTCGTATGTCTCGAAATCTTCGGAGTAATCGAGTTTGTTGGCCTTCTTCCAACGCCAGATTCCGCCCAAGATGTGGAAGCGCTCATCGAGTTTGCTGATATCCGTATCGAGCACCATGCTCGACTGCCCCGTTGTGCCGGCGGCATTCGTACACCAATACTTGCTGACCCACTCGAAATAGATCGCAAATCCGGGACTGGGGGCGGGCAACATCAACAGTTGATTGCCTCTCAACCGATACTGGATCCACGGTCCCTGCATGAACTGGGCTTTGAGCTGCTGCCACTCTGCCGGTGTTTTGGGCCCAAAGACGGGACGCCGCTGCGAGCGGTTCCACATCGTCTCATTGACGATGAAATTGAAGTCAGGTCCCGCCAGCGTGAGGATACTGCCCTGCGCCTGCTGACCGACGATGCCCACCGTCTTGACGACAATGCTGAAGCCGCTGCCCGTCCCTCCCAAATTCGCCGCCGCAGCCGAAAGCACATCACCCGCTAAATAGCCAGAGCCCGGATTGTCCGTGCTGATGGTGACGGATGTCACGACACCGGCAGTTACGGCGATCGTGGCTTGCGCGCCCGATCCTGTACCGCCGGTCAGCGGGACAAAGACGTAGGTGTTGGAGAAGCCGCTCGCATAACCGCTGCCACCGGTCAGCGTGCCGAAGGCGGTAATGCCGCCGGCGAGTCCACTGGTGGCGAAGTTCGCCTCATTGGTGAGAACTTGCCAGGAATGGCGTGAGCCGAGTTCCTGGCCATCCTCATTGATGAGTTCGACAATCTGAAGGACTTTCGGATCGGTAGACGATGCCGCAACGGCCGGTTTGGATCCCAGGACACGAAGAGAGACCGATTGCGCGATCGTCAGTAGGCTCAAGCCGCGTCATCCTCCATGATTCCGCGCTCCCGCGGTGGCCGACCGGGCCCGCGCTTCGGCTGATCGGCGAGCCGATGCTCGAGAGCCGCCATGCGTTCTCGCAGGCTCCGAATCGTCTCCTCCTGCTGCTCAATCCGTACGTTGGCATCGGCCAGAGCCTTTGCATTGATTCCCTTGTCCTTTGCCTCATTGATCCAGCTCTTGGCCAGATCGCGCAGGTAACGGCCATCTGGGCCGATCGAACCGAGGGCCGAATCGGGGATCTGCGCCACATCCTCCACCGTCGTATAGCCCATGGCGGCCAACCGTGTGGACTGCTCCTTGGTCGCTGCCTGCCAGGTCTTGGTGGGCGTGCCCTCGCGCGGAAGCTCGTTGCCCTTCTTCCATTCGCCGTACTGCGCCTCGAAGAAGTTGACCCATTCGAGCGGATACGATCCCGTCATGGCTTGGGCCCGAATCTGCTTCAGCCAGTCCTCGGCGACCTTCTCGAATCGATCCTTGGAGCCGTGCGGTGTGATACAGGCGAGCGTCACGATGTTTGGAATGGGCCGCCCTGCCCGCTCTGACGCTTCTGCGTTGATCCCGAGCTCGCGCTCCTCGAACTGCACAAAGGGAGGGCGTTTGTCTGCGATGCCGATCGTCATGGAGGTTTTCTCCGATAGAAATCGGGGGCTTGCGCCCCCGTGAGTTAGGCCGACTGGAAGCAGTGATACTGAGTAGGCGTGATGCACGTGATCGTGCAGTACGGCGTTGCGGTGGCGATGCTATAGGCGGCATTGTTCCCAAGCGCATTCAATTGCGCGCCCACGGGTGGATAAAGCGACAGAGCGTTCGCCCCCGCATTGATCACCTCCATTGAATCCCCGGGATTCATCGCCGGCAGAATGCACCCGGTGCTAGCTGCCACCGTCGTAAACCGACTGGTATCGGCTCCCAATGCCAACGCTGTCGCCTGACTATTTCCGGTTGCGATCAGGTTATTTGCGACAGTACCTGAGATCGCTGCGGCTTGTACCGCAGACAATCCCGCCTGAACGAGTCGTTGTGCGAGAGGCATACGCGCTCCTTCAGGTGATGCGGCCCTGGCAGAACGGGCGGTTGAGCTGGACGACGTTGTAGAAGTTCGTCCCGTCGTTGTATGTGGCGGTGAGCGTGATACCGCCGGTAGCCGTGGCCGTCGCCACCGTGCTACTGGCCGACACACCCGGACCCGCGTACATGGTGAAGCGACGGCCGTCCGGATCGATCGTGCCGACCACCGCACCCGCAGGAATGCCAGTACCGGACACCGCGGCACCTATGAAGAGTCCATCGATGGTGTTGTTGCCCGTCACCAGCACGACACCGGACCCCGAAGTCGTGAGCACGTTCTTGGTCACGGTCGTCGTAGCCGGCAGAACACCGATGAGGTTCTCGATCTCCTTGCCAGCGCTGGAAGCGCCGAGCGTGCCCGCACCGGTGATACCGAGCGGGGTATCCGTGGCAACGGAGGCGGTCGACAGCACGGGCACCAGGCCAGAGACTGCCACCCATCCATACTGGCCAGCAGCCTGCAGAGCGATCGCCACGCCCATCGGGCGTGATTGGTTCGCACTATTCGCCACCGCAGACGCCACAAACACAAAACGGCCGGTGACCAGATTGCTGGCTGGCTTGATGGTGACCGGCGTCCACGGAGCGACGGCGGAGTTGAAGTAGCAGTACTGGAATTCGACGCCGCCCCAGTAGTTGTCGAAGCCCGGCACGATCGCACCAGGCGGCATGAACGGGGGGACCGAACCCGGGCCGTTGTAACCGGCGCCGAAATCTGGATTGCCGACGTCATTGGCACCCAGGAAGTACTCCTGGAGTGGCCGCGCGCCGGCGTAGGGGAACAAAGGACCGTATCGCATCTCTCTCTCCTGACATCCCGGTTTTCACCGGGGTAGTCGATTAGGACTTCAGAACACCCTGCAGGAACCGCGCGCTGGTCACGAGGTTGCCCATCCATAGAACAGGGATTACGACGGCGTCCTGGTTGACGCTCTTCAGCTCTTCCATCACGGTCATGTCGGCGTCGCGGTGGACCACGAGCTCCAAATAGTCCGTGTTGAGGAAGTAGCCGTGGACCGCCGGAATGCCGCCCGAGGAATCGAAGAACACCGTGGCATTCTTGTACTTCATCGTGACAAAGCCCGCGGTCGCGTCGTTCTCGGGCGTACCGCGTGCGTCGTCGGTGTAGCGCTTCAAGCTGGTCTGGGACTGCTCGAAGTATGTGTAGAGATCGTCGGAGAAAACGATCATGTCTGGCTGGTCCGTGCCGCGCGTCAACTTGATATAAAGTGCAAGCATCAGGGATTCGATCGTGCTCGGCCCCAGAGTCAGCGCTGACCCTCCCTGCAGCGGCGCAGCGGCGGACTGCACGAGGTTCTGCCAGAACGTGAACGTGCTGGAGTTGATCTGCCCGACGGTGCCCGTGCCGGTGTCCGCAACCAGCGCCTGAATGCCATTGATCTGGTTCGCGGCCGTTCCATCGGAGTAAATGTCCCCCGACATGCCGTTCTTGAACGAGTTCATGGCGTTGCGGATCTTCGCCTTCGTGAAGTTGATGATCCGCGACTCGCCCATGTTCGTGCGCAGCTCGAGACCCGAAGCAGCGACGTTCACCGCGACTTGGCGCCACGGGAATTCCGCGGCTGTCAGCACGTCAACGGCATTGATGTTGAGCGCATCGAAGCCTGAATAGCGCTGGTACGTCGAGTTGGTGGCGTACTCGAGCGGGGCGACAATCGAGAGTCCGCCATCTTCCTTGCGTACCCGGCCCTTGGCCGTGATCTTGCGGAAGAGAGCGTTGTGCTTGCTGACGTTGTCAGCGACTTCGGATTCGTGCTTGCGGTAGGTCGTGGCGGCAAGCTCGGTCCACGCCTGAAAAATACTGGAAATGCCGGCGGGCATGGCTGAAAACCTCTGCCCGCAGCATCATGAGCGCGGGCGGTTACGTGATGAGTCCCAACTCGCGTGCTGTGGCGGCGATGGTCTCTTCCAGCGTTCCGGGTTTTGCCGGAGTGGGGAGAGAGGCTCGGCGCGGCACATTCACGGAAGCGGCTCGCTTGGCTTCACGTACCCGAGTCTGGTTTTCAGCCCGGCGTTGCGCCTCGAGGTCGCTTGCAGCCTTCTGCTGCAATATCGTGCGAATTTCGGGGTGAGCCCAAATCGCACGCTGGTAACCCTCTTCCAAAGCCTGGGCGGTTGTCAAGGCCGGGTTGGCCTGTTTGATCTGCGGGAGCAGCGCATACATCTCGTTGATGACATCGCCGACATACGGCCGCAGCGGCTGACCCTGAGCGTCGGTCTCATTTATCCACTGCGTTACACCAGTCTCTAACTCAAACTGCTCCCGCCTGGCGCGCTCGGCTTCCTGCTGTTGCTGAGTGGCGAGGATTTGGTCGACCCTTGGATCACGGAACTGCTGCTGCGGCTGGGGGGGGGACTGATGCCCAGGCTGCTGCTGCTGACTGAATACCGACAGATCCAGCCCAAACTGCTGGGCAATCTGCGCGATAGCGCCGTACTTCTGCTGGGGCGTGCCGACGCGGAAGATGGCAGCAGTCTTCAAGAGGTCGGCAACGGCCCGCTCCGGCGTGCCGCCCTCGGCCTCGATGAGCATGCGGTACGGCTCAATCGTCTGTCGCATGCTCTTGCCGAGCTGGGCATCCGGCAGGAGCTGGCTTTGGCCAGCCATGAAGTCCGCCTCGCGGCGGTGGATAGCGGCGCGCGCTTCCGGCGGGATCTTGTCCCAGGCTAGCCGCTCAGTGGGCTTCCAGGTGGACGGCGCGCGGCTGGTGTCGCGTCCAGCATCGCCTGTAATAGCTCGTTGAGAAGCATCTGGATCTCCAGATTGTTCCGGCGATGCCGAAGGAGTCGCTGTTCCAGGCTTTCCCTCGGGAGTCGTGCCAGTCTTTCCGGATTCTGTTTTCGGCGACTCGCGCGACCCATTTTTTGCCTCCTTCGGCGCTTTGACGAACTTGCCCGACTCATCGCGCGCACGCTCAATGGGCGCTTCCTGCGGCTCGGGAACGGCTTCAGCTGCCTGCGGCTGTTCAACAGCTTCTGCTGGCTCGGGGGCGCCTTCCTCGGGCTCCGCATACTTCTCGCGGATCGCTGCCCAGTCGGCAGCCATCGTCTGATCGATATCTTTCTCAGCCAGCATAGGGTTGTCCTATTTGCCTCGGAATACTCGTCGGATACGTTCGGGCGCTTCGGCCCACGCGCGATGGGCCATCTTCTCGGCCAGTTGGTCCAACTTGCGATCGTTCTCGCGTTGGACACGCTCGGCTTCCTTTTTTTCCTGCTCGAAACCCTCGTAAGGTCGCGATCCGGTACGCTTCAAATCCTCGCGGCGCGCCTTACGCCCCTCTACCCACAGTCCGCTAACGGGCGATTGGTAGCCCGGCAAATCGTTCCAAACTGCGGGCGAAAGCGACTGCTGCGTCGAATCCCATGGCACCTCGACCATCGATTCAGACTTCGGATCCCAGCGATAACGCCTACGCATCGACACCCTCTTCTTCCTTCTCGTAATTCGCCGCCGTCATGGCGGCTGCGGCTTGCTGCGCTTTGGCGGCAATCTCAGCCACCATGATCTTGGTCTGGTTGTTCGCATCAGCGATTAGCCGCTCATTTTCAAGTTGAGCCGCAAGCTTCCTGAATTCGAGATCGTGCTCGGCCGTCTTGAGCGACAACTCGTGTTGCTTCTCTTGGGCATCCTTTCGGATCTCGATATCGGCCTCGAGCTGCGTTCTGCGCAGTTCCATTTCCAACTCGGCTTGGCGCTGCTGAGCTTGGGCCGCCTGCTCAATCTGCGCGGTCTGCCCGGCGGCCTGGAGCTTCGCTCCCTCGATCTTCTCGTGTGAGGCGGCATTGATCTGCGCCACCTCGATAGCATGATCCTGCGGTTGCGGCGGCGGCTTGGGCATCTGCATCTTGTCAAAGGCATCCTCGACAGCCGTGCCGAGCCGCGCGCGGCGAATGACCGCCATGACGATCTCTTTCGCGGCCTCGACCGGGAGGGCGCCAGACTGCACCAATGGCGCCAGTTCCATGAGCATCTGCGAAATTGCTTTCAGCAGTGCTGACAGGGCCGTCATGTCCGAATCGAGCATCGCCGCAATGGTCGAATCAGTCTCTACGTCGACCCGGAACTGACGCAGGGCCGGCGAATGCATCATCCCCAGGATGTCTTCCCAGGTCGGAACCTGCAGGGCTTGTACGAGCTCCGGAGGCGGTTGCGGCGGGGGCTGGCCAGGGACCTGCGGCTGCTGCGCCAGCATCTGCGCTTTGATCTGAAGCTCCTGCTTCTCCTGAGGCGTCGGAAACTTCAGATCCGTCATCGCCGCGAATGTCTCAGCAGCGAACTTGCTGCTCATGACCTGAGAGGCGAGCCGCATCAGATCCTTGACGTACCGTTTCACCTCGCCCTGCATGCGCCCGAGCCGCAGCGAATGATAGTTGCTCTTGATCTGCTGAGCGGTCGCAGTCTCATTCGGGTCGGTGGCGCCGCGGACGATGTCGGAAACGCCAGTGAGCTGATCGATAATGGCCAACTGCTTCTCACGAGCGTCGTAGAGCGTCGCCAGAACCGCCTGGAGCTTCTCTACCGGCATCCAAGCGATTGCCGCATCCAGCCCCTTGTCAGACCATTGCTGCGCGTTCTGAACCGGTGTCAGCTCGTTATCGTCGCCCGCAAGGAGATCTGGAATCTCCGGCAGCTTCGAATCATAGATGCCGCGCAGGCGGCAGACATTCACGATGCGATCGATGCGTACCGAGATCTTGTCGAGCTCGTTGGCCTGATTTTCGTACAGCGTGAACGGGATGATGGGGATCTGCGACCCCGTGTTCTCGATCATCTTCAGCGGTTCAGGGCAGCAGAAGAAGCCCTCGAAGTCGAGCGGGGGCGAACCATCGGGGTTGTCGAGCGGGAATAGGAGCTGCTCGAGATCCTCCTGAATGAAAAACACCCGCTGACCGAGCTTATCCCAGATCTCCCAAAACTCGGCGACCTTCTGTGTCTCGCCGGCTTCTTCGGTCGGCTTCTTTGGATCGTCCGTGTTCGGCTGGGCGAAGGTAATTGTCGCTACAGCTTCCTTGCCGAACTTCGATTCCGCATCCGAGCGAATCATCTTATGCCGGAAGCCATTCCACGGCACTTCGTCCCATGTGCGGCCATACCCTTGGCGGTAGTCCCGCCAGTCCACATGCTCAAGGCAGGTCTGTTCGTACTCGACCTGCTCGTATGATCCTTCGTCATCCTCATGCGGCTCGCTGCCGCCGATATCTTCTGATTCGACCTTCGGTTTGGCGGGCGCGGTCCCCGATTGACTCAGCTTCGGGACGTACTTGATGCGCGAGACACCGCGGCCTGAAAGCAATCCATCGAGCACGTCATTGCGGATTGCCGCATCCGGCTCGTCTGAATCGAACATGACGAACAGCGAGCGCTCGAGCACCTCGCCAACCGCCTTTCCGAGCGGGTCAGAGTCCCGGAAGCGGCGGCGTACATCAGGGTTTGGCTTGCTGTTGTAAACAGCGGGACGGAGCGTCTCGGTAGTAGCCCAAAGCACGTTGTAGCGATTGCGCTTCTTCTCCTCGCCGCGATAGCGCTTGACGACCTTCTCGGCTTCGTCGCGCCAATCCTTTTCGCGCTTGCCGGCGAGCTGTAGTTCCTTTTTCCAGCGGCGAGCCTCAGCGGCCTTGTCGACCTGCGCAGGCATCACGCCAGCATCACGAGATTGGTCGCGGTCGTGTTTGTCGCCATGATGCGGCCCTCATTCAGCTCGATCGGCAGAATGGTGCCCACTGGGGGCGCGGTGATTACCGTCGAAGCGGTTGTGCCATCGGGGCTGACCGCGACATTGCCCGCTCCACCGACGTAGATCGCTCGACAACTCACGCGCGTGGAATCCGAAGGTGTCACGGCTG